ACAATCGTATAGACGAAATGATGAAGATATTGTCTACGAGTGCATTTGTAAGCTAGTTCCAAGAGTTAATCCAAAGAAAGTGAAAGTATATTGATTACCAAAGAAGAATTTTTAAAAGGTAAATATAAGATTTTACCAAGAATTATGATGTTAGTTTCAACAATTATGAGTTGGAATACTGCCTCCTGGTTTATGCATTTAGAAGATCCAACTGCACCTCAATCCGCATTTGTTTCTGTTGTTATGGGTGTAATGACTGGAATATTTGGTATATGGATGGGTCACGAACATAAGGGTGAAAAATGAAAACTTTAACTAAAAGACAAGCTGATGCAATGAAAAGACACTCTAAGCATCACACAAAAAAACATATGGATGAGATGACCAGGTTGATGACTAGGACAAGAAATCCATTAAATTTTACTCAGGCTCATAAAGCAACTATGAAAAAGGTTGGAAGATGATCCAAGTCCTAAGTGTTCTAGGAAATCTTGCCGGGACATGGCTCAATGGGCGAGTGGAAAAGGCAAAGGCGGAAACCGACGTTAAGGTGGCTCGTGCAAAGGCAGAGGCAAAGGTCTACGAGACTGAGGCAACATCAACAATGCTGCAGGAGCAAAAACTCACAGATCATATGGGTGACTCACTCAAAGATGAATTTTGGACTTTGATCTTTGGCGGCATCTTGATTGCTTGTTTTATTCCTTATACTCAACCTTATGTGAAAGAAGGTTTTATATTTTTAGACCAACACACTCCGGCTTGGTTTTCAAATATGCTTTATATCGTCATCGGTAGTTCATTTGGTTATCGGTTTGGAAAGCAAGGTTTGCAACTCATAAATAGGAAAAAATGATGGAATATCAAAGATGCAAAGAGTGTGGGACTTATGTTCCAATGAAAAGATATGAAAAGGCTAAATTGTGCATTAGTTGCAGAAGTGTGCAAAGGAGCGGCAATCAAGAAATCAGACAAATTTTTAAGCAATTATCAAAAAGAAACGAAAACCTACCTGAGGAAGATTGGAGTCATTTAAACGTTGAATGCGATGATAATCAGATATGGAAATATAAATGAATATAGATAAATTAAGAGAAGATCTCACAATAGACGAGGGAATAAAAAACGAAATTTACCTCGATCACTTGCAGATTCCTAGTTTTGGGATCGGCCATATGATAACTGAGTGGGATGAAGAATATGGAAAGCCAGTTGGCACTCCAGTTTCTGAAGAAAGAGTTAAAAGTTGTTTTGCTGATGATGTTGAAACAACCATAAAAGAATGCAAAGTTTTATATGATAACTTTGACGAACTTCCTGAAGAAGTAACCTTAATTTTAGCTAATATGATGTTTAATATGGGCAGACCTCGTTTGTCAGGTTTTAAGAAACTAAATGCCGCCATAAAGGACAGAAACTGGTCTGAGGCAGCAATTCAGATGGAAGATTCCCGGTGGCATAAACAAGTCACAAATAGAGCGAATAGATTAATCGAGAGAATGAATAAAGTAACCGATTAGTTCGTCAGGCAGCATAATTCCCACCAAAAAACGTTAGGCAATTTTGAGTCGCTGTAATTTTGATGCGACTCGGATTCTATAGCGACATCCATAGCGAACCACCCCTCCAAAACCGCATAAACCCGGCCTTTTCGTCAGGCTCATAACCTGAAGGTCGTAGGTTCAAATCCTACCCCCGCAACCAACTAATTTCCATAAAATATATATAAATCAAATACTTAAACATACCACTTGCCTTGTGCGGTGGTTTTTTTTTATCCTTTTTTTACCTGAAATTACTGCATCTATAGCGACTCCTATAGCGACAGTTCGTCAGGATTATTACGTAATATTACTTGCATATAAGGTAATAATAGGTATTATGTAGTTATATATATAACTTATAGTTATATTTCATAGCGAACAAAAAGGAGAGGCTAAATTGACTTATTTAACTACAAACGAACAAAAGATATGCAACATCATGAGACATATAAATATAGAGTCTTATGACGGAGAAAATATGCACCAAACTTTCAATGAAATATGGAATGAGTGTATTGAAAATGACTTTGATATTTATCAAAGCACTCTGAAGGGCATCCTTGGCAGCTTGGTTAAAAAAGAAATAATAAGCATGGATAAACAAGATATTTTTACTTTTTATTTCAATGAAAACCATAACCTAAATGGAGAGGCATAATGGCCAATATAAAACTACCATTTGATGAGTGTGTGTATCCTAAAATTGATGATTTTCTAAATATTCTTAATGAAGATATTGAAGAATATAAAACTCACTTTTCAGCACACGAGGCCACCTTGACATGGACAAGGTTAAAGCAACTTACAAATAAAATGCATGAAATCAAAAAAGCAGCACAAACTAGAGATTGGGGAGATGAATGATGACTAATAAAAAATCAGAATGGGAAATAGTAAGAGATAAAGAAAATGCTATTAGAGAAAAGGCTATTAAATCTCTGACTCCGGAACAAACAAAAGTTATTGATGAGGCATATAATGCACTTGCAGAATTTGTTTCAGAATATAGTGAAATGTTTGATGTTACCTCAGACAATGCAAGAAAGTTGCAACATGCCTTTTGGAGTATTAGGCATGAGTTTAATAAAGGGGATTAATATGGATAATAGAGAACCATCAAAACCAAAATTAGTCCCTATAAAAAGAAAAGGCAAAGAGTCAAAAATATGGGTTATTTATTTTAAGATAAATGGCAAAGAGGAAAGAGCCTACTCTATTTCAAAAGATAAAATTGATGCAAAGGCCAAAGATATAAGGAGAATGATTGACGAGAATGGTGGTGTTCAAAGCACCACCTACTTTGCCAATTGTGTTAAATTATTTCTTATTTATAGGGCAACGTTTATCAATATTGAGGATGGCATATCAAGGCGGCATTATGAGAATGATGAAAGGCATATGAGGTTGCATATAAATGAGTTTTTTGATGATAAAACTAATGTATCAACTATCAATGCCGGGAGAATAAATTTTTTTATTGACCATATGAAAAAGAAAGGTTTATCCGGGAAAACAAGACGTGCGGTTTTATCGACTCTTAATTTAATGTTTAAATATGCAATAAGCATGGGTTGGGCGGAAAACAACCCGGTGTCAAAAACTGAGAGGGATATTATAAGAGGCTCTTCAAAAGATAGGGTTGATTATACTCTTGAGGAAGTGAACAAACTTATAACTGCGGCACAGGAAGATAGTCCTTTATATTATAGTTTATTTTGGTGTTCAGCTTTGACCGGGATGGCCGCAAATGAACTAACCGGACTCCAATGGCAGGACATTGATTTTTATAAAAGAAAAATTGATGTAAAACGCACCGCTTGGAGAGGTGAATTAAGGCCAACAAAAACACAATTTAGAGAGAGGACAATTCCCTTATGCTCAACACTTCACGAGGTCTTGAAGGATTGGCAATTGAAATGCAACTCTAATGTGTTTGTTTTTCCTTCTGCAACAGGCAGACATGGAGACCAAGATGCATGGCGGAAACAAATTAAACATTATTGTAAGGTAACCGGTGTGGCATATAAGCTGAACCCCAACGACAGAGATGGCAGGGGTCTTGGTGCTTTCCGCAAAGCATTCTCAACGACGATGGAAGAGAGGATGCAAGTTCCTGCGGTAACCAACAAATATAGGATGGGGCATTCAAAGCGGTCAAACACCGCAAGGCATCATTACACGTTTGCTGATATGGAAAGAGCTCATGCACCGGATGATTATGAAAACCTCGCAGAGATGATTTTTAATCAATCAAAATAATTAAATATCCTTCGTAGGGCATAAGACCTTATGAGAGATATTATTGTGAATATGACACCGATTGTAGCACCATCAAATATTGTCACCTGGTATCCAAATGCAGGAAGTACTGTGAGATTTGCAACAACCGCTACAATATAACCAATCATAACGTTTGTTATAGCCTCATAAAGACTTCTTTTCTTGCTTTGCATCGTCACTATCCGGAGGGTCATATATTAATAAATCGCAAATTGTGCATTGATATAAATTATATCCATCCCTTTGCTTTACCGGTTTCGCAAGGTAAACTTTACATTTTGGACAAAGTTTCATTTTTTCTTAGATGCCAAATATGCAGCAATTGCAATATAGGCCAACAAATCAACCCAACTGTCTTTATTGAACGGATCATAAAACAACCGGGTTAGTTTTGTTATTGCGAGTATAAGTGGAGATTGGAAAGGCTTGACCTCTTGATTCAAGACCAACTCTAGTCCCTTTGCATTTAATTCAAAGTTTTTATTATAGTCCCCATATTGCTTTCCTCTCGCATCAATCATACGAGCCGCCTCTTTAAGGAAATCAGAAGGGGATTTCATCGTCTAAATCCTCATGACCTTCTTTTTGAGGTTCAATTGCTTTTGGTTTTTCATTTTCATCATTTGGTTGTTTATCAATCATAGGTGAAATTGTGCCGGTCATCCACGTATCACTTCTTTGTCTAACATTAACCCAATAATTTTTATTATCTAAAACCAAAGTGCCTCGGAAATCGTCATGCCAATCCAATTCTTTGTTTTTATTAATATTAAGATTTAGTGTCATATTATCAACACCATGTTCTGTATACTTTTTATCCATCAATTTGCTCCTCTTGGTCTTTGTTTAAATCATTTAAATAACTATTTTTCTCTTGTATCCATATGCGTCTTTCAGAACATGCTTTCATCATTTGTGTGCAAAGTTCAGAGTCCCTTTGAAAACTATTTTTATTTTTTCTCCAAAAATCATCTAAACCTTTGTCAGACGTGACTTCATCTAAGTCATACATATATTCTTCAAATGTTTTCTTAGGATTATCTTTTGGTTTATTATGTGAGGAAGGGGTAAGGTTGGAGAGGCTACCACCTTCCTCTTTTGCTCTTTTAGCTCTGTTAGCTAATTCTTGTTGAACTTGAGAGTCTATTTCTGCATCGGAATAAACATCTCCATGAAAACCTAATAATTTAAGAATAACTCTGTCCTTTGCTCTTTTTTCTGCCATAGCAAACGGATAGGCATTCTTATTATTGCTTGGAGTTGCCTCGCCATAAGACCATTCAGAAACACCATCTCGATGCCCGGTGACTAATAAAACAACTTCTTTTTTTGTTAAGTCCTGATGAATCAACTCCGGTTTTTCAAATTTTAATTTTTTATATGCGGCAAGTTTTTCTAATGATTTGTGATACATAACCCAAGTGCCATGACAATTCCACATCGCTTGTTTCTGTGTCATTCCCACCTCGTTTAACATATCGAGTACTGGTTTTGGTACGTTTATAGCCATATGCCTCTCCTTATAATAGCTCTATTGTTTTTCGATTATTCTTTGCAACTTTAATATTGATGCCATGGCCAAAGCAGTGCTTGGCATCTTTTGGAACGAGAGCCTTTAATTTATTCTCGTATTCTTTATTTGAAATCGCAGCACCTTTGGTTTGAATATAATTATCAGCACAACGTTTCCAATCCTCGTTACCTTCCATATCATATGGTTTTCTGTCCTCAGGTGGCACAGGTGGCTCATCTGTTATTATTTCATCAGGTGCAATATTAAGCTGAACACAACTATGGAAATAAGTCGCAATACGGATCAATTCTGCCTGATAGTTTTCATCAATGGCAACTTCCTCAATGATTGGTTCATTCCCGGCTCTGATGATGCTTAAAACGCCACGATTGACCGGTTTATCTAAATGTTCTGATAATATGTAAGCATTCCAGTTTATTTGAGGTGTATAAAATTTTAATAAACGTGGAATAACGTCAGACCATGTTTCATCTGCTTGAGGTCTACCCATTGTATATTTGGCATCAACCACCGCATAATCGTTGTCAAAATTTGTAATAACTCCATCCGGAGTGCATCTCATAAAAGGGTTTCTTTTGGATTTAAATACTTGTTGGCGGTTGGTTATATTATAACCATATTTCCTAGATATCCATTCGATATTTAATTCTTCAGTTATATTGCCAAGCATAACCGGAAAAACATGAGTTAAATCTTCAGATTCAACAGACCCGGTCTTTTCTAAAAATAACTTATTTATTGCTTCAGCATTGCCTGAGGCTATTATATTAGTCTCAGATCCATTTATACATTTTTTGCGAGTTTCTAACTCTTCATCGCTAAATTTAAAGTTTTCAAAGTATGCATCAGACATACTTCTTTATAACCTATAGTAATATATATTACAAGTTATTACTTTATATGGTTATAATTTAATATATTTTTCTCATTCCAACGATAGAATGCAGCCGCCCTATATCATTTTTATTATATTTGGTCGTTTCATCAGAGTCGAAAGTACCGCATAAAAAGTGATTATCCTCTTCTGATATAAGACACTTTATTTCAGCAAATTCCTGATCTTTATTAAAAGTTGAAATTAAAACTTCATCTTCCATAACAACCTTTTTTGATGGATCTATATATATAAGCTCCCCATGATTAAAGCGAGGTTGCATATAATTTCCAACTACGAAACAAGCATATGCATTAGGACTATCCTTTAAATAATCAGGTCTTTCAGTCGTTGATGCAAATTTATTTGAAATATTCACACCTTTTCCATCAATTGTTGGCATCCCAAAGACAGGTAATTGCTGAGGTATTTCAGCATCTATCACGTTTGCAATTTCAGCGTGTTCGTTTTGATTATATATTTCATTAGGTTTCGCTTTTAATAAATCTGTCAATTGAGGTAAGTATTTTGAGGGATTAACAGAACCTCTCTCCATGCGGCAATACAAACCCTGCGATATTTTTAAATGTTTTGAAATTTCACTTTGTGATAAATTATTTTTTATCCTCAGTTTATGAAGATTATTAGAGTGTTTCATTTTTCAGATATTCCTATGCTTGTTAACGAAAATTATGTCAATTTGCAAAAGGTGGTGCAGAGGGTGGGTTATCCCAAATAATCTCAGACAATCTGTTTATGTGTTTTCTAATTATAATTTTTAAAAGTTTAAATTTAAATAAATATGTCATTTCAAGTCCTTTTGTTTTTTTATACACTGACAGGTCTTACTTGATCCAATTCCTACAGTGCCTCCCAAAGATAGAATCAGTTATAACTAATAGGTAATTTTATATCAAGTATATAACAAAATTATCGATTATCTTGTTAACTATATTCATATGGTTATAATTTATTATCAAAAAAATCAGCTTTTTGTTTGACCATAAATATTATAAGTTATATATATTACTATTAGGTAATAAATAAGTAATATATAGTAGGCAAAATGCAATTAACACAATATCTTGTAGAAAACCAAATATCTCAAAAACAATTTAGTAAATTATTAGAGGTATCGCAGCCAACAGTTCATAAATGGTTAAATAAAAAGGCTATCCCATCGGGAAGGCGATTATTACAAATTTATAAATTAACTGATGGTTTGGTTTCCGCAGAGGACTTCATTGATGGGAAAGTTTAGCCGGGACAAAGGTTATCGAACTGAAAACAATGTCAGGAAGTCAGCACTTATTAATGATCTCAAAGCATATCGAGTTCCACTGTCAGGTGGCGGCTCTATAAAAGGCGATGTGATAATTAATAATGGAATTGATGAATGGGTGCTTGAAGTTAAGTGCCGCAAAGATGGTTTTAAAAAAATATACGATTGGTTGAAAGATAACGATGCTTTGATATTGAAAGCTGACAATAAACCGGAATTGGCAGTACTGCCGATGGATGATTTTTTTAACATTTTATCAAACCAAAAAACCAAAGGAGAGGGGGATAATGGGACTTGATGCTATGAAGTGGGCATTTGACCAACCAACTAAAGACCCATATCAGAAACTTGTTTTGCTTTGCATAACGGATCATTACAACGAGGATCTTGGATATTCCGAGTGGAGTTCATTGGAAAGGATCGCAAGAATAACATGTTGCGACGAAAGGACTGTGCAGAGGAAGATAAACGACCTGGTTAAAGCAGGATATATTAACAAAGTTAGACGAGGTTTTGGTAAGACAAACATCTATTATTTACCCTTATATGATATTTATAAAGGCAAAACAAAAAGCATTGAGAGTCCACTCATGAACGGACAGAGAGTCCACTCAAGAACGGACACAGGAGTCCACTCTAGAACGGACTCTAGAGTCCACTCTGGACACGACACTAGTGTCCACCAAACACAAATACAACACAAGTCTAACACAAATAATATGTTTGGTAGACAGAGAGTCCAGTCAGTAAATAAAACATTAACCTATAAGCAAGAACAATTTATCGAGGCATTGATCGAAAGAGTGCAAAAGAAGAGTCATGATTCAAGGTTTAGTTATACGAATTATGAAAAATTAAGAGATGAGATGAAAGAGGGGATGCTCAAGAAAGATGGATCATTTGAAAAAATAATGGATATGTATGAATTGAACTGATGGCCAAAAAGAAAAAAGAAACACCAAAAGTGGAAAAGGTACTCCCAACACCTGAGTTTTTGAGTAAGTATGAAGTTGTTGAAGAGGAGACACAAAGAGCCGGGCAGAAAAGAATGCGAGTGGTCAATCAAAGATGGATTGATATTTATTATCGCAAAAACGTTATTTCAAGAAATAATTATCATTATGCAGAAAGATTGCATCATATTTGGGAAGGCACTGGATTGAGAATGTCTGTGACAACTCAGCTTAAACCTATTATTGGCGGCACTGATAATAAAGATATTTCAGATTTTGCAGCAGCTTGTTTTGCTGATTATAACAAGATTGCTCGTTTGATGGGAAATATTACGTTTGATATTATCAGGAGTGTTGTTATTGAAAATAACTCTGCTTCTGATTGGGCGAGAAAAACACGACGTTCAAAGAAAGCAGCTCCGGAATTGTTGAGGATTGCTCTCGATGAACTTGAAGATGTTTTTAAAAATTTAAATTCTAAGGATAATAAATAGACATATCCTCATCATTTTTTGTTCTTTTTAAATATTCCATGCTTATTAAGGTTTTACCGGTTATTTCTGATAAATTACCAAGTTTATTTTGTTCTTCAATGAACCTTAAAACCTCTTCAATTGCTAAGCACAGAGTTTCTGTGTTTATACGAACATCAGCAAAGTTGTTTTTACTTATCATCCGCTGAATGCCCAAAGTGTCGCAGCAAAACAAAATAATGAAAAAAAGAAAGCACACGTTAAAACAAAAATCATTATTGTTTCTTTGATTAATCTTATATTTATTTTTTTAACTGTTGCTCCTTCAATGTGCAGCTTTAAATATTTATTCATAATAAATCCTATCAAAGTTATATATATTACTGATAATATACCTTATAGGTAATAAGTAAAGTTATAAAGTTATATAGTTGACACACAGGAACTCTGTATGTTAGGGTTTTTTCAGAATGGAAAAATGCCCATTGAAAGTAGATTTTAGATGGCAAATTTAAATATTGTTTACCAAGAAACAACTAAATTAATTCCATATGCGAGAAACTCAAGGACACATTCAGACGAACAAGTAGCTCAAATTTGTGCTTCAATTAAAGAGTTTGGTTGGACAAATCCGATATTGATTGATGAAGATGATGGAATAATTGCCGGGCATGGCAGACTCTTGGCCGCACAAAGGCTCAGTGAGAAACAAGTGCCGACGATAAGGTTGGAAGGATTATCTGAGGCTCAGAAAAGAGCTTACGTTATTGCTGATAATAAATTGGCACTAAATGCCGGTTGGAATGAAGAGATGTTGGCAATAGAGATGGAAGATCTCAATAATATGGATTTTGATCTATCTCTGCTTGGTTTTAGCGATGATGAAATAAATAATATTATTTACCAGGAGGATCAAGAAGGTCTGGTTGACGATGACGAGGTGCCTGAAGTTGAGGAAAACCCGGTAAGTCAGAAAGGTAATGTTTGGTTATTGGGTGAGCATAAAGTTATATCAGGTTCATCAACAGAGGCAGCAGATGTCCAAAAGCTGATGCAGAGCGATAAGGTTGATATGATGTTCACAGATCCACCATATAACGTGGATTATGGAAAGATGAATGATAAATCAAATGCGAGACGATTTATTAAAAGAAAAATAGAAAATGATAATTTATCAGATGAACAATTTGAAGAGTTATTATTTGGATTTATTGACGTATCAAAAGCTCATATTAAGGCAGGTGCTCCATATTATATCGCTTATGGAGAAAGAAACTCACTGCAGTTTTTAGGTGCTTTTAAAAGAGCAGGACTCAAACATTCTTGTAATATTATTTGGAAAAAACAATCACTGGTTATTGGCAGATCAGATTATCATTATATTCATGAACCTATTTTTTATGGATGGATTGATGGCCAAACACATATTTATTACGGAGACAGAAAACAAACATCTGTGTGGGAAGTAGATCGACCAACAAAGAGTGAATTGCATCCAACAATGAAACCGGTGGAGCTCGTGCTCAAAGCAATACACAATTCATCAAAGGCAGGAGATATTGTTTATGATCCTTTTGGCGGCTCAGGTTCAACATTGATTGCGGCAGAAAAGTCAGGAAGGGCAGCAAGGCTCGTTGAGCTTGATAATAAATACGTCGATGTAATTGTTAAACGTTGGCAACAATACACCGGGAAACAAGCTACACTTGATGGCGATGGAAGGACATTTGAAGAGATAGAAAATGGCGAGACCTTACAAGACAAACTCCAAGCAAACTCCTGAATTAGAGCTTAAAATATTAAACCAAATAGCTGAAGGGAAATCACTGCATTCGATTTGTAGAGATAAGGATCTGCCTGACAGAGCAACAATACATGCTTGGATAAATAGAGATCCAGATTTTGCAGCACGATATGATAAGGCTCGTGAGGAAAGAGGGAATTATTATGGAGAGAAAGTCTCAGAGATAGGCATGGCAGTCTTGGCAGGGAAGTTGGATTATAATAATGCTCGTGTGGCAATAGATGCACTTAAATGGACAGCAGCAAGAATGGCTCCTCAGAACTTTGGCGATAGGATGCAAGTAGAACATAAGGCAGAAGATAGCTTTGTAGACGCTTTGAAGGGTGTACAAGCGAAGGTTGTGGAGAATGAGATAGACAAGCTACCGCAACTGTTACACGCACGTGAGGGCGATTTAGAGGCAGAAATAGAAGATAATATCTGACGTTAGGATAAGTGCCTGACAGAGGTTTATATATATCAAAGGGTTAGGGAATAAGTAGCTATAAAGGCATAGCGACACAATGCTAAAATTTTTAATAAAGGATAGTTTGGTGGATATTTAAGACCTCCCCCCCCTGAAATATGCGAGGGGGGCAGGGTCGAGATCAATATACCCCTTTTATAAACATGGACTTAGAAAAAACATTATACAAACTCCGCAATGATCCGGTTCTTTTTGTTGAGACAGTCATTGGAGCTACCCCCCAAAAATGGCAGAGAGATGCTTTAAGGGCGATAGCGAAAGATGATAGATTAGCGATCCGATCCGGTCATGGTGTTGGAAAGACAGCGTACTTGTCTTGGTTGACGTTGTGGTGGTTATTCACGCATTATCCTTGTAAGATTGCGATAACGGCCAATACTGCTCATCAGTTAAATGATGTTTTGTGGACTGAGATTGATAAGTGGGCGAGGCGATTGCCTGATGGTTTTTATAATCAATTAGATGTGAAGAGTGACAAGATATCGTTATCGGGTGTGAATGACAGTTATGCTGTTTTCAGGACTTCAAGGCGTGAGACCCCGGAGTCACTGCAAGGATTTCATTCAGAGAATATGTTGTTTATTTGTGAGGAAGCATCCGGGATACCTGATGTTGTTTTTCAGGTTGGTGAGGGCAGTATGTCCACCAAAGGTGCAAAGACTGTGATGGCCGGTAATCCGACGAGGGCGGATGGTTATTTTTATGATGCTTTTCATAGTAATCGGGACTCTTGGCATTGTATGAAGGTGTCTTGTTCTGACTCGGATTATGTTGATGATTTATTTGTTGACGATATGGCGAGGAAATATGGCGTTGATAGTAATATTTATCGTGTCAGGGTTTCCGGTGAGTTTCCGACACAATCGGATGATGTGTTATTGCCATTACACCTGGTAGAGGCGGCAACAAAGAGGGATATTGAGGCATCTCCAACGACTGCGGTTGTTTGGGGGATAGATCCTGCGAGGATGGGCGATGATAGATCGTGTCTTGCCAAGCGAAAGGGTCAGGTTTTATTAGAGCCGGTTAAGGCATGGTCAAAGAAGGATTTGATGGAATTAGCCGGGATAATTATGAATGAGTATGAATTGACACGTTATCAGGACAGGCCTGAGGCGATATATGTTGATGCGATTGGAATTGGTGCGGGTTTAGCGGATCGTTTGCAGGAGTTGGATCTTCCTGCAGTTGGTATATCTGTATCGGAGAGTCCTTCGTTAAAAGATAAATTTATGCGTTTAAGGGATGAGTTATATTGGAATTGTAGGTCATTTTTTGAGGGCAGGGATGTTCAGATCCCAAATGATGATGTTTTGATCTCGGAGTTGACGAATATTCGTTATAAATATTTATCGACGGGAAAGCTGAAGATTGAGGGAAAAGACGAGTTGAAGAGGCGAGGCTCCCGGAGTCCTGACGTTGCAGATGCTTTTGTTTTAACTTTTGCGGCAGATGGTGCAATTGCCGGAGGCCAAAGCACACGTTGGTCATCAAAGGGATCGTTGCAGCAGGATTTGAGTTGGGTTGTTTGATGGGAGATGTCATTCGTTTTCCAATCCATAAAATTGCAATCGAGGAATTGACTGCTGATGAGATGGCAATGGATGAACTTATTGATTTGTTGGCAGATTTAAACAAGGACATTGATATTTCTTGGGAAGAATTAATGATGGTTTGTTTATTTGGGATGGCAAAGTGTGCAGTTAATTCAGGGCATAGCAAAGATTCATTTATGAAGTTTTTACGAGGCATACGGATCGAGGAATTGAATGTTAGCGAGTAAGATCAAGAAAACCCCCTCCGGGAAAATAAAGTATAGGGGGGAGACGTTTTCAGGTTTTAACAAACCCAAGCGATCTGTTAAAGGCAGCAAGAAGAGTGTTGTTTTAGCTAAAAAGGGCGATCAGGTAAAATTGGTGCGTTTTGGGGATGCCAATTTATCTATTAAGAAAAATATCCCTGCGAGAAAGAGCAGTTACTGTGCGAGATCTGCCGGTATTAAGGGAAAAACTGATAAATTTTCCGCCAATTACTGGTCGAGAAAAGCGTGGAATTGTTAAAAGGAGTTAATAATGGCTAAGAAAAAAGAAGAAAAAGTTGAAGTTCAGGCGGATGCGGTTGTTGAAAAAGCAGCTCCTGCAAAGAAGTCAAAGACGATGGATTATGATGCAATGTCACCAAAGCAAAGAAGAGAGTACGACATTAAAAACAGATGATTGTTTTACAATATATGCGACTGCCTCGTCAGAGGACTGAATTTAGCGTTTGTAAACCATGTGTGACGCACAAAATTTGTAAAACCGGTAAAAATTGCCAAGTCCCATTGGTCAATAAAGAAGATAAATTAACTATAGGGTATAAAAAGGGAGTCCAAGATGAATTACAAGTATGGAACAAAGAAAAAGGGCAAGAAAAAAGGGAAGAAGAAGTAGTGCCTTTTTCCAAATATTCTCCAAAGCAAAAGAAACTGGCCAAAGTTGCGAAACCTCGCACCAAGATAACTGCGGCTGACTTTAAAAAGCTAAATAAAAAGAAGAAAAAAAGTGGTAGCAAAAAAATCTAGCAAAACAAAAAACATCCCCACTAATAAATCTTTATATTCAAGAGTTAAAGCTGAAGCAAAAAAAAAGTTTGATGTATATCCATCAGCTTATGCAAATGCATGGCTTGTTAAAACTTATAAAAAAAGAGGTGGCGGTTATAGAACTGGCAAGGCTTAAAAATGTCTAGAACTAAAGGTGGTTTAACAAAGTGGTTTAAACAAGATTGGGTAGATATTGGATCACCAAAAAAAGGTGGTGGTTATGCCAAGTGTGGCAGGACAAAGCAAAAGAAAGACGCCAAACGAAAGTACCCAAAATGTGTGCCTAGAGCAAAAGCAAACGCTATGACTAAATCACAGATAAAATCTGCGGTGAAAAGAAAAAGAGCTAATCCAAAATCTAAAGTGTCCACATTCAAAAAAAGAAGGTCTAGTTGATGGCTAAAATGAACGACGAGCAACTATCCAATATTATCTCAAAAGAGATAAGGGACAGTTTAAATCATTATGACAGTGAGTTTTCTGCCGATAGATTACGTGCTTTGGACATGTATCTTGGTGAGCCTCTCGGAAATGAGGTGGAAGGAAGATCGCAAGTTGTGCTGACAGAGGTTGCTGATTGTGTGGAACAGATAATGCCCTCTCTGATGAGGATCTTCACTGCAAGTGACAAATATGTGCGTTTCTCCCCTCGTACCGCTGAAGATGTTGAGAGGGCAGACCAAATCACAGACTACGTTAATTACATAATTAACAACGATAATGATGGTTATAAAATATTTTATAATTGGTTTAAGGATGCTTTGTTATTCAGGCTCGGTGTTGTTAAATTTTATTATGATGAAACTGTTGTTGTTAAGGAAGAAGAGTACGAGGGTTTATCTCTTGATGAAGTGACTTTATTGGCAGCAAACCCGGATGTGGAGATTATTTCACAAGAAGAAAATTTTGCTCAAGAATTTACTTCACAGAATGAAGAAGTCGAGGTCGTACAAAGTTATAATATAAACGTTAAAATTAAAAAAAGATCCGGAAAGATCAGAATAGAAAACGTGCCGCCTGAGGAATTTTTGGTCAATAAAAGAGCCAAATCCTTAGAGGATGCATATTTTATCTGCCACAGAACAACCATGACTGTTTCAGATTTAGTTTCATTAGGTTATGACAAAGACCTCGTGGAAAGCTATGCCGGATATGACGAGCTTGATCAAGAAGAGGAAAGAAACAGACGCTTTGGCGATATAGAGTCCTCAGGCAATTATGACCCTGCAGATGACTCACAAAAAGAAGTGCCGGTTTTTGATTGTATCATTCGTGCAGATTATGACGGAGACGGAATTGCTGAGATGCGACGTGTGCTTGCAGTCGGCTCAAGTGGTGATCAAATTCTAGAAAACGAAATCTGTGATTATATTCCATATGCGGTGGTATCTCCAATCATGATGCCACACAGATTGGTTGGCAGATCAATATATGATTTAACTGAGGATCTTCAGGTTATTAAATCAACATTGATGAGACAGTACCTGGACAGCACTTATTTATCAGTTATGCCAAAGATCGTGGCGGTTGAGGGTCAGGTTAATTTAGATGATTTGATGAATAGTAGTGCCGGTTCAATAATAAGGACAAGAAATGCCGGTGCGGTGCAACCTCTAAACACATCGGGTGTTGGATCAGAAATTCAACCTTTGATGAAATATGTAGACGATATCAAAGAAAATAGAACTGGGATGAGCCGGGCATCTATGGGATTGGATGCCAATGCTCTGCAAAGTAGTACCGCTAGTGCTATTTCCGCAACAGTTAAGGGTGCAGGTCAAAAGCTAGAATCATATGCACGTACAATTGCAGAGACCGGAGTTAAGGATTTATTTAAAGGCATTTTGCACTTGGTGGCATTGCATCAGCAGCAAACAAGAATTGTAAGATTAAGAAACGAGTTTGTTGCAATTGATCCACGAGAGGCAGACTCTGAATTTGACGTGATAGTCAATGTTGGACTGGGCACTGCCGACGATGAGCAAAAGATCGCTTTTTTAACAAATATTGCATCGAAACAAGAGCAAATATTACAGACATTAGGAGCTGAAAATGCTATCTGCGATATATCACAATATACTAAAACTTTACGGGAAATTGCGGAAATTGGTGGTTTCAAAGACACAGACAGTTTCTTCAACTCCCCGAGTCAGGTTAGAGCCAAAATTGAAGAGCAAAAAGCAAAAGCGGCAGAGCAAGGGCAGCAAGAAAACCCGGCAGTAATGTTGGAGATGCAGAAAGCTCAAGCAGACATTGAGGCTAAAAAATTAAAATTAGAAGCAGATATTCAATTGGCCAGAGAAAAAGCTCTAGCTGATATTGAACTGCAAAAAGAAAAAATGATGGCAGAGTTAAGTCTTAGACGTGAGGAATTGGCGGCAGAGGCAGAGCTTAGAGTCACAAAGGCGATAACGGATGCAGAAATCTCAACAAACCTCCCACGTCAATAGAAACTTTGTTGGTGACGTTTTAAGTTTGGTTGCCTTGAGTGACTTTCATCATCACTGGAAGATGCACAAAATAAAAAGAGTTTTTGTTCCTCCTTTGCAAATTGGACAGTTTAGAATTTGGTATCATGACTCCCGACCAAGCGGTTTTTGTTCTTGGGCATGGGTTTCCGATGAAATTTTAAACAAATTACAAAATGAAAATTATTTGATGCAACCGGAAGATTGGCAAAGCGGCAGCAACTTATGGTTTGCAGAGTTCGTTGCACCTTTTGGAAAAGCAAGAGGAATGGTTAAGGATATGAGAAAATTTATCCTACACCAATATGGAGAAAATATAAAAGGACATTGGTTTAGACCATCAAAGAAAAAGCAAGGTTCTGCGATGTCCGGCAAGAAAGCAGCATAGGAGAAGTCATGGGTGAGAGCACAGATCCATCAGAAGAATCAGATGAGAGTATTGAAGTATCTGAAAGATCTGATGATCAACAAACTGGAAACTTTGGTGGTGGTAACACAAATATAAGTGATCCTGCGGAAAGTCAGGGTTTTGCATCTCAAGAGGCAGCTAATAATTATAATCAGCAGCAAGAGGCACTTGCTCAAGCGGTGGCTCAAGGCATCAGTCCAACAAACGTAGGTGCAGTTGGTTTAGCCAACACAGTCGGATTAGATGCATTTGGTGGTATTGGTGGAGCTCAAAGCAATCAGCAAACTGCCGGTATTCAGTCAAATCTTGGCGATATGCTTGGTGGTAGCATGTTAGAAATCGACCCGGTCACTGGAGTCAATAACTTTGTTGCTCCTGACACTGTGCCACCTTTGGAATTAATGCAACCACAGAGATTTGACCCATTTAACATGACAAATCAAGTCAATCAAATATTAAGAGATAGAGATGCTAGAGGTTTATATTCTCAAGTCACAAGAGATGATTTAGGTAATGTGACTGGTGTTTTTAATGATGCACCTATGTTTGGATTGTCTTTTTTACCAAATGTTACAACTTATACGGGTCTTGATGATAATCCTTACAATGAAGATCGATCAGGTATGGATGGGAATGATGAGATTGTGCCGCCAATCACCAATCCTTTGACTGGTACTTCAAGGTGTCCTGATGGATATAAATTTGACGAGGATCTTCAGGCATGTCGTATGGAAAACAAAAAGTCATTTAATAATCAGGCAACACCATCAGGGGAGTTGTTTTTTAGGCAAACTGCTCTAGACAATGCACCAAGCAACCTACCAGGTGGGTTTGATTTTGATGCAGCAAATAAACGTTTTACTCAGGGTTTTGCTTATAATCCTAGTTTTTATAATAGACCTATGAACACAACAGGTTTTACACCATTTAGCTCTTTTAAGCCTTTTAGCTGATGACTGAAGATAAACTAATAAAGCAAACAGAAAGAGGCAGGAAAGCAGAGATCTTGTTAAAAGATGAACTGCTTGTTGAGGCATTTGAAGAGCTTAAAAAAGAATTTATAAGTGCATGGCAAGAAACCAAACTCGGTCAAAGTGAAGAACGAGAACGCTTATATAATCTCTGTCAATCCTTAGACGCTTTGAAACAATATCTAGACAATATTGTTCAGAACGGGAGGTTTGCAGACAAACAACTTAACGAAATAAGAGGTATAAAATGAATGTAGACTCGCAAGAGAGCAATCTAAGTATTTTAGAGGCAACTAATGAAATTCTGAAAGCATCCCAAGCAGAGGTAAAGCCGGAGGAAAATCAGGAAGAGCATCAAGAAAATACACAAGAAGTGGAGACCGCTGAAACTGATCAGACAGAAGAAACTGAAACTGAAGAAGTTGAAAGTGTAGCCAATGATCCTGAAGAAGAAACTGAGGAAATTGTAGAAGAGGAAACTGAAGAAGAAGCTGAAGAAGCTGAAGCTGATGAGCCATTATACACAGTTAAAGTAGATGGTGAGACAGAGCAAGTGACCTTAGACGAACTCCGTAGTGGATATATGAGGGAGAAAACATTTCATCGTAGGATGAACAAACAGTCGCAAGACAAAAAGCAGCTTGACCAAGAGATGCAGCAATATAGGCAGACTCGTGATCAATATGCTCAAGGATTGCAACAGTTAGTAGCAGCTAATCAGAGGGAAGAACCAAACTGGCAGCAGCTAAAACAAGAATTGAGTCCTGAGGAGTATTCTAGCAGGGTTGCAGATTATCAGGTTTATCAAATGAACATGTCAAAAGTTCAGGAGCAACAGAAGCAGATATCTCAAGAACAGCAACAAGAGGCAATGATTGGTTGGCAGAATTATGTCAGCAACGAGGCCAAAATGTTGATGGAAAAGATGCCGGAGTGGAATAAACAAAGGCAAGAAGAGACTATCAAATATGCAAAAGATGTACTTGGATTTAATCAAGAGGAAATAAACAGTGCCGCAGATCACAGAATGATCATGGCCATTTATAAATCCATGCGATTAGACAAGTTAATGGATAAAACACCTGATGTTAAAAAGAAAATCAAAGCAGCACCTAAGTCTACTAAGGCAGGAGTTCCAATTTCTAAAAAAGAAGTAGTTAACAATCAACGTAATAAATTGCGACAGAATTTTATGAAAAACCCATCGAAGGAAGCCGCAATAGAACTTTTAATGAATAGATAGAGGAAATCATGGCAACATACACAACTTCAAATGCCGTAGGAGAAAGAGAGTCTCTTGCGGATATCATTTATCGTTTGGACACAAGCGAGACACCGATTTTTTCAGCAGTTGAAAAGATCTCAACAAATGGCGTTTTCTATGAGTGGCAGACCCAAGAATTAGCGAGTGCGGCATCGGATAACCATGTCAATGAAGGTGCTGACGCAGCTTTGACAAATCCACAGGCTACAGTCAGGCTTGGTAATTATCACCAAATCTCGGTCAAAGACTATGCAATCTCAGGAACCCTTGAGCAAGTAGACAAAGCAGGTCGTGAACGTGAAACCGCCTACGTCAAAGTGTTAAAATCTTTAGAGCTAAGACGAGACATAGAGAAATCTATCGGTGACACTAATCAGGCAAGATCAGCATCTGATCCAAGAAAATCTGCATCATTATTGACGTGGATGACAAACGGGGACAAACCATCTGACATGGGTTTTGCATCCGGAGATGGAACTGATACAGCCGATGTCACAGGAACTGCTCGTGCATTAACACTTGCTCAAATTGAAACTGCAAAGCAGCAATCTTGGGAAGATGGCGGAAATGCATCTTTGTTAGTTTGTTCAGCAACTAATAAAGCAAATATTTCTGACTTATCTCAGTCAGGCACTAATCTCGTGACAAACCAAGTTAACACAACACAAGGAACTGCTCCGACATTCGTTGGTGCGGTCTCTGTGATATTGACTGACTTTGGTGAGTTGCAATTAACACCATCAAGATTCATCGGAAACGACAGAGTTTTCTTAATTGATCCTGAGTTTGTATGTTTAGGGACTATTAATGGCAGAAACTTTGCCGAGAGTGATCTTGCAAAAACTGGTGATGCTGTAAAGACACAGATCGTCACAGAGTGGACTTTAGCAGTTAAGGCTCCTAAAGCTCATGCAGCAGTTTTTGGATTAAATGGTTCTTAATCAATAATCAATCAGAGGGGGAGTGATCCCCCTTTGTTATTGGAGATATTATGAAAAGAATATTAAGTGTTGATCCTGAGACTCGACAAAAAACTACGTACCATTTCGAAAATGATGGATCTCAGTACATCACAACAGAACAAGATGTAACTGAAATTCTTGATGTTAATAAGCGTGTGGCTAATCAATATGAAAAAGGATCATTGATTGGAAACACACAAAGGCATCACCAGGAGGTTGCAAATATACCCTTGACTGTCTTTTACGATCTTAAAAGAAAGTTTGGAGATCCTGCAAATAATCCTGAGGCAAAGAAAAAATGGAAAGCGTGGTTAAACGATCCCGATAACAGGTTGTTTAGAACAGGTGGAGGTCATATCTGATGGCGATTACAACATATGCGGAACTGCAAACTGCGGTGGCCAACCATCTTGCAAGAACAGATTTAACCACAGTTATTCCTGATTTTATTTCTTTAGCTGAGTCAAGGTTATCAAGAGAACTTGAAACAAGGGATCAAGAAAAAAGAGCTCAAGCAACTATGACAAGCGGTGATGAGTATATTGCTCTGCCGACTGATTTAAGAGAGGTGCGTGAAGTAAAAATAAACTTATCACCAATAAGAGTTTTGACTTATATGTCCCCCACATCTTTAGATACAACTTATGCAACAGATAGTGGCGGAACACCTCAGGCCTACTCAATTATAGGAAAAGAATTAAAACTTAGACCAGTGCCGGACAGTTCAGACACACTTGAGATTGTCTACGTTGGAAGTTTGACTGCTTTGTCAGACACAAACACTGTGAATAATATGCTCACAAGACATCCTGATGCATATTTGATGGGAAGTTTGGTTGAGGCATACCAATATTTGATGGATGATCAAAGAGCCACAGTCTATGACCAAAAATTCACACGTATAATTGAAGAAATTAGAAAAGATGAACAACGAGCTCACTATGGAACAGGCTCTTTGCAAATTCAAAGCATCTATCAACGACAAAATGCCACAGCAAGTTAGGAGATAAATTATGTCAGCAATGTCAGATTATTTAGAGCTAAAATTCTTGGATCATTTTACCGGGACTGCAAGTACGTCTGCTCCGTCAGCGGTTTATCTAGGGTTATCAACTGCAAGTCTGCAAGACGATAATAGCGGCACAGAACTAACAGGTAATAATTACTCAAGAAAAGCGATAACTTTTGCATCAGCATCAGGTGGTTCAATTGCAAGTAATGCAGCGGTTGAGTTTGATGCAGCAACCGGCTCATGGGGTTCGGTGAGCCACTTTGGCATCTTTGATGCGGCATCTTCAGGAAATTTATTATTTCATGGTGCTTTTTCAGCAGCAAAAACAATAGCATCAGGTGATGTTCTTAAGGTTGCATCAGGATCATTAACAATAACTGCAGCATAAATTATGCCTTATCAATCGCCAAACCTTGACCAGATAACACAAACACTGGATTCAATAACTGGTTCTTTTGATACGGATGCTGACTTACAAAAATTAGAATTTAACAATCCAACCCTTGAGCAACTTGATGTTTGGGGTAATCTTGACAGTTTAAATTCTTTTGGAAATATGGACAGTCTTGCAAGTCTGCAATTAAGACAAGCAAGTGGATCAATATCAACTGCAGCAACAGTTTCAGGTGAGATACAGTTCTCAATTGAAATATCAGGATCTCCTGCGGCAACAACTGCAACGATAACATCCGGGTCTGATTTAATAAGATTAGTTACTGCAGCAGTAGCAACATCAGCGAGTGCAACCGCATCCGGGACAAGGATACAGTTTGTAACCGGTGCTCCGGCATCTGTTGGTTCTGTAAGTGCAACTGCTACTTTTGAAGTCACTGCGGTTGGAAATATATCAACATCGGCAAGTGTGAGTGCTTCCGGCACAAGAGTGCAGTTTGTTTCCTCAGGGATAACAACATCAGCATCAGTTTCAGGTGCAGCATTGATTGTTGTTCTTGCAACCGGTTCTGCAGCAACAAGTGCAGAGGTTTCATCGACTGCAAACTTTGATGTTAATGTTTCAGGAACTTCTGATGCGGCGGCAACAATAAATGTCAGTGCAAAGGTTCTTGGTGAGGATTGGTCGATAGTTTCTGTGGGATCGGAAACGTTTAATGATGTGAGTGTTGGAACAGAAACATTTACAGTTCAAGAGGTTGGAAGCGAGGTCTTTAGAATACAATGATTAATTTTGGAGAATGGTTACCGGATCAACCTGATTTAAATTCAAGAGGTGTCACAGTGGCAAAGAATGTGATCCCTGCAGCAGCAGGATACAGATCAATTCCTAGCTTTGTGCAAATTTCAAATGCAGCAGATAGTGCTTTATTAGGTATATTTGCGGCAAAAGATAACAGTGGCAACGTTTCTTTATTTGCAGGAGATGCGGCTAAATTATACAAATTTGACCCATCAAATAGTAATTTGGTATCCACAAACTCAGGATTCAGTCTTGCCGGTGCTGAAAAATGGAGGTTCGTTCAGTTTGGAACTTCTGTGATTGCAGCCGGTGGCATTGGAGAAAGTATACAAGAGTTTACTCTTGGGACAGATTCAGCATTCAGTGCATTATCAGGATCAGCACCAAAGGCAGACTTTATTGCGGTTGTCAGAGACCAGGTGTGGACTGCCAATATTGATGAAGGTTCTGGCCGAGTGCCTTTTAGAACAAGATGGTCAGGAATAAACTCTGCAACATCATGGACAACCGGTACAGACCAAAGCGATTTTCAAGATATTCCTGACTCCGGTGCGATAACAGGTCTGATTGGAGGAGAATATGCGGTTATATTGATGGAGAGAGGTATTGCTCGTGCTAGTTACGTTGGTTCTCCGTTGATATATCAAATTGACAGAGTTGAAACACAAAGAGGATGTCCTTTTTCAGGATCAGTCACTTCCATAGGCGGTACAGTTTTTTATCTGTCAGACGATGGTTTTTATGCATTTGATGGCACAAAGTCTGTGCCAATAGGTGCTGAGAAAGTTAATAAGTTTTTTCTAAAAGATTTTAATGCAAGTCATTCAGATAATATATCCGCAGCGGTTGATCCAACTCAGCAAATTGTGGTCTGGAGTTATGTTTCAAACAGTAGCACAAATGCTAAAGCTGACAGACTTATTATATATAATTATGCAACCGGGAAATGGAGCTATGCTGAAGTTCAGGCAGAGCTAATTGCTCCACTTTTCACTGCAGGATACACGCTTGAGGCATTGGATAACCTTTCCGCAACGTTGGAAGGATTACCGGCACCTCTTGACTCAAATTTATATAAGGGCGGAGCATTTCTATTTGGCGGAGCAAAGGATAATAAATTATTTGCTTTCACCGGGTCACCACTGGATGCGGTCATTGAAACTGGAGAGTTTTTTCTTCAGCAGGGTAAACATGGAATAATTAACAGATCAATTCCATATTTTAGAGGTGGTGAGGTGACTATGCAAATAGGTACGAGGGATCGTCAAGATGATGATGTTTCGTTTTCAACTGCCAACAGTTTAACGGATGAAGGTTTTGTGCAGCACAGATCACAAGGTCGCTTTCACAGAGTAAGAATGAATATAACAAATAAAACATCTGCTCCTGCAAGTACGTGGGAGTTTGCTCAAGGTGTTGATGTGGAAGGTCAAGTTCTTGGCAGACGCTAATTTTAAAATATTACCTTACGAAGCAACAAATCCAAGAGATGTTTCGTTTGTGGTTAACAATATTATGAATGGCAAAATTAACTCAACCGGCAGTTTTACTTGCACGGCATCTGCGGCAACAACCGCAGTAACCGACCAAAGGGCAGGAAAATCAAGTGTCATATTATTGATGCCTTTGAGTGCAAATGCCGCAACTGAACAAGGGAATGGGACTATATTTGTTTCAACACGAGCAGATAAAAGTTTCACAGTAACACATGCAAACAACTCTCAGTCCGACAGAAACTTCGCATACGTCATTATTGGATGAATGGGAAAGGTGCTCTAAGTGGCTTGAGGCAGCTTTGGTTTATTCGCATGGCACTCATACTTTAGAGGATGTTCTTGAGTCTGTGATGCGAGGAGATGCACAGTTTTGGCATTTCAAAGATGCAGCGGTTGTTACAGAATTGATGGATTATCCTCAAAAAAGAATATTGAGGTACTGGTTAGCCGGTGGAAACCTTAAGACTCTTTTAAAAGTTGAGCCTGACATCAGGCATTGGTCTGCATTATGGGGATGTGTGGGCATTGAAATAATTGGTCGCAAAGGATGGCAAAAAGTCCTGAAAGGCTACAAGCAAACAAGTGTAATTTTAGTAAAGGATATGTATCATGGGTAAAGGTGGTGGCGGAGGTCAGCAAATTAACACATCTGTCAATGAGCCTCCTGCTTATGCTAAACCATTTCTTGAGTTTGGTGTTTCAGAGGCAAAGGAACTGTATGACAGTGATGCACCTCAGTATTTTCCGGGAGCAACAACAGTAGGGTTTTCTCCTGAAAGCGAGATGGCTCTTGATCTACAAAGACAAAGAGCTCTTGATCCTATGAGTTTAACTGGCCAAACAAGAAGTGTACTGGAGCAAAATTTAACGGGTACTAATCCTTTGTTACAAGCATCTTTTAAACCGGTTATTGACACTGTGCAGTCACAGTTTGCAAAGGCCGGAAGATATGGATCAGGTGCAAATCAACAAGCTCTAGCCTCTGCTCTTGCTCCTGCAGCATTGAAAGCACAACAAGATGCACTTGCAAGAATACCATCAATGGGCAACCTGGACTTAAAACAATTAGCTCAAGTTGGTGGTGCAAGAGAGTCACAGGCTCAAGCGGAATTGCAGGACAATATAAACAGATTTAACTTTGAGCAGACGAGAGATCAACAAAAGCTCAGAGATTATTTAGCGGCAGTTAAGGGCGGAACGCTTGGATCACAAACAAGCAGACCGGTATTCAGGAACACCGCATCATCAGTTCTTGGTGGTGCAATGGGTGGAGCTCAACTTGGATCTTTGGCAGGAATTAATCCCCTATATGGAGCAATAGGTGGCGGACTATTAGGATTATTTTAATGGCTAGTATATTTGACACTTTATATCCGGATGCAATTTTAAGAAGGCAGCAAGTGCGAAACCAAGCACCAACCGCCTTTCCAATCCCAAGACCTGACATAATTAATCAAGCACCGGTGTTGCCGATGCCAAGACCTGATAATCTAATGATGCCGCCTATGCCTATGGCTAGACCGGATAACCTTATTCCTCAGTCCAGTGTTCCTCCTTTATCAGACAGTACCTCAAATATGACTGGATTGGGGGATGCTTTTTCAGGAGTGTTTGGTACATCTTTTAACGATCCAAGAACTCAAGGAATATTAGGTGCGGCAAGTCAATTGCTCAAAGGTGGTGCTCCATCTTTCACACCCACAAGTCTTGGTGGCAATCTTGGAAGTGCTCTTGATGCAGGATTACGTGGTTTTAGTGCAGCACAAGACAGACAAGACAAACTTGATGCAAGAGAACAAGCAAGACAAGACAGATTAAACAGATCAAAGCTACAAGTTGTTGGTGGTGCATTAATTGATACATCTGATCCAACAAATCCTAAAATTGTTTATGAAAGCACAAAAGCACCAAAAACCGGTGTATTAGGAAAAGGCAAGTATATCTACACACAAGATCCTAAAACTGGTGCAATTGATATTAAAAAATCATCTGTTTTTGATGTTATAAATAAAATGGAACAAGAAAAGTCCGGTGGTATTGGAACTTTAACTGAAGGTCAAAAAGCAGTCGATAAAGCGTTTGCTAAAGAATATGGCAAGTTTGTTATTGAAGGTGGCTTTGCTGATACTCAAAAAGGACTCTCACAGTTAGATGAGGCGGTTGATATATTATCTAGTGGAGAAAATGTGACAGGAACGTTTATTTCAAGACTTCCTTTTCAAGACTCAGTTAATCCTTCAGGTGTGAAAGCAAAAGAGTATGTTGAGGAAGTGGTGCAGAGAAATTTAAGATTAATTTTAGGTGCAGCTTTCACAGAGAAAGAAGGAGATAAATTAATCAGTAGAGCATTTAATCCTAGACTTTCTGAAGAAGAAAATATTGCAAGAATAAAAAGACTCTCAACATCAATGAAAAAAGCACTTAGGCAAAAACAAGATGCAGCTCAATATTTTGAGAAAAATGGAACTCTAAAAGGTTTTGAGGGAACTGTGAAGATAACAACAGATCAAATTATTGATGATGCAGGATTAAGAACCAAAAACGTCAAATATAAAGTGGAGAAGTAACAGTGCCAACATTAGACATAGATGGTGTAGGAAAGGTCAAGGTTGATGATTCTGAATGGAATGATCTCGACAGTGCCGGAAAACAAGAACTTGTTAATCGAATAGCAAGGGAAGGCACAACTTCTGAGCCTCAGGCAACTGATGACAGTTTTATTACTAATTTAGCTCGATCAGCTTTAGGTCAAGGATTGCTTTTAGGTTTTGGAGATGAGGCAGAGGCAGGAGTAAGATCTTTGTTATCTGACGAAACTTATGATGATGCCTTAAAAGATGTCAGAGGAGAACTAAAAGGTTTTAAAAAAGAAAATCCCGGAACTGCACTTGCAGCAGAACTTGGAGGTGGTCTTGTTACTGGTGGTGGTTTAGGTCTTTTAGGTGCAGGAACAAGGCTCGGTAAATCAATCCTGCAAAGAACTGGTGTCACTGGCTTAGGAGCAGCAACCGGTGCAACAGAAGGTGCTATTGCAGGAGCAGGGACTACAGATGGAGATCTTGGAGACAGAGCATTTGGTTCGCTAGTAGGCGGAACATTAGGCGGCACTCTTGGAGCAACTGTCCCGGCAGCGGTTTCAATTGGAAAAGACGTAATTGGAAAAGCAACCCTACCTTTCAGAGGCACTCAAGCGATTGAAGATGCGGCAGGGCGGAAAGTAGTCCAAGCCATTGAAAAATCAGGAAAATCTGTCGAGGATGTTCAAAAAGGTTTAGATGAAGGTATAGTTGCAAATCAGATGATCGCTGACGTTGGAACTGGCACTCAAAGATTAGGAAGAGGATCTGCAGCGGTTTCAGGAGAAGGTCAGGACATAGCGGCCAAAGCTCTTGACGAAAGACAATTAGCTCTTGGAGATGAAATTGCTGATGATATCAATAAAGTTTTTGGTGTAAATCAATCAAGTGCTGACGTTATTGATGATATTGTTGATCGTCAAAAGATTAATGCAGCAGATGACTATAAAAAAGCATTTTTTGAAACTCCTGATGAAGTGCCTTTTATGAGAGATCCTGATGGAAGTGGATTAACAACTCGTGATTTACCACCAATGGAAAGGTCTGCAGGAGTTGATGAATTTAAAGATTTTTTTAAACTTCCAATATTTAAACAAGCATATAATAAGGCTAAAACCCTTGCATCTTTACAAGGAGAAAAACTCCCAACTCTTAAAAACTTATTAAAAGATGAAAAAACATCTGATGTGATTACTGTCAAACAATTACATTATATCAAGATGGGTCTTGATGAGTTTATTGATGTTGGTAAAAGACAAGGCTCACTTGGAAAGCAAACACAAAGAGAATTATTGCAAAAAAGACAATCATTTATTGATCAAGTTGATGATGTTTCAAATGGTTTTTATAAAAAAGCAAATGCAAAGTTTGCAGGGGATATGAGATTAAGAGAGGCAGTGGAGTTGGGGGGTGATTTTACAAAATCAACACCTGACCAAATAGAGAGAATAATCAAAAAATTATCTCCAAGTGAAAAGCAAGGTTATTTAGTTGGTGTTGCTGACTCAATTCGAAACCAAGCTGACTCTGCAAAGGATATGGCAAACGTTGCCGACAGGTTATTTGGAACTCCAAAGAAAAGAAAACAACTTGAGGCATTGTTTCCATCTAAAAAAGCATTTTCTCAATTCGAGAAACGTATGAAAGCAAGGATTAACCAGGTGAAAACAAGAACTACAGTCAATGTAGGTTCAAGGACTGCTCCGCTTGGCGAGGATATAGCTGATGTGAAAGGTGGTCTTGGTATGTTCTTAACCGGCATTCCAAGCGTAAGGGATATTGCAGGAACTGCGGTTGGCCTCGCAAAGGGAACACCTGATGCGGTTTCTTCAAGAATATCAAGGGATTTATTTGAAACAGATGCAATCAAGCAAAGAGAAACTTTGGCAAGATTAGCAAGGCTAAGAGATGAAATGATCAAGTCTAGAAATAGATCCGGAAACATTACTGGTTTATTCAGTGGTGGTTCAGGTGCCTTATTAGGCGGAAGTGCAGGAAGGAATATCAACGATGGCTAATAATATCACAGAATACAATGCCACACCCGGCTCAAACACAACGATTGACTCTATTTCAATAGACGAGGGCATGGCCGCATCAAACGTGAACAATGCTATTAGGAGCCTTATGAGTCATTTGAAGAACGTAGACACTGGCTCTCAGGCACTAACTGCTTTGTCGGTTACTGGTGCTTTATCATGTGGTGCTTTTACAAGTAATGGCATAGACGATAATGCTGATGCTGTGGCTTTGACCATTGATAATGATGAAAAAGTCCTGATTGGTAAAACTAGTTCTAATTTAAGTACTGCTGGGTCAGAATTTGCTTCTGATGGCTTAGTAAGATTTACTCGTTCTAATGTAAATGCTGTAGTTAATTTTAATAAATTAAATAATGATGGCGATATTGTTTCTTTCCGTAAAGATGACACTCAAATAGGAAGTGTTGGCACTTTAAGTAACCAACTTACAATAGGTAGAGGTGGGGTAGGTTTGTTATTTGATAATGTTACTTCTGATGCTATAGAACCCCACAGTATGTCAAGTAATGCAATAAGAAGTGATGCAATAGATTTAGGTACATCATCATCACGTTTTAAAGACCTCTATCTATCAGGTGGTGTATTCTTAGGTGGTACTGGTTCAGCTAATCAGATCTCGGATTATGAAGAAGGAAATTGGACTCCTGCCTTTGATAGTGGTACAGGTGGTTATAATGGTAGTGCTTTGGAAAGTATAACTGCTTTTTATAGAAAAATTGGAAATATGGTTTTTTTATCTGCTTCTTTTAAAGTAACAGGAGGAAGTAATGTATCTTCAGGAGATTCTTTAGAGTTTACTGGACAGCCTTTTACTCCTAATTCATCAATATTTCAGTCTAGGATGGGTGTAAGTTCTATTAATCAATCTGTGGGTTCAGGAACAATGGCAGTTGGTGTGGTGGCATCCACTAGCAGTAATCCGGGTTCAATGAGAGCTATGATAGCAGAGAAAAGTGGAACTGTTTCTGCAGGAACAGCTTTTACTATTATAAATATAAGTTATCCAACGAGTTAAAGTAAAGGAGTATTAATTATGTCACTTACAGAAGAAACATTACAAGATAAAATAGAAGTAGTTCAGCCATATTCAATAGTGCAAGTTAGGACTGCAACAGTTATCAAGAAAGATGGTACAGAGATTAGTCGTAGCTTCCATAGACATACAGTAGCACCAAATGCAGATATAAGTAATGAAAGCACAGAAGTACAAGCAGTAGCAAATGCAGTATGGACAGATACAGTTAAGGCTAATTACAAGAGTTTTGTGGAAAGTCAGGAGATCTAAATGGCAAAAGACAAAATCACCGAATATGATGCTACTGCAAACAACAACACAGTGGTGGGAGATGTAAATCTAGCAGAAAATTCAGCTTTACCTTCGGATATGAATAATGCCATCAGGGAAGTCATGTCGCATCTAAAAGAGTTCTCAGCAGGAACATCAGGGTTAGATGTATTGTCATTTCAAGATGATGACAACTCGCATCAACTAAAGTTTCAAGCACCATCCTCAGTAACAACATCAACCACATTTACTCTACCTGATGGAGATGGATCAAATGGTCAAGCGATTGTTACAAATGGATCAGGCACATTGAGTTTCAGCAATGCAGGAGGTGGTTCATTCTTAGGTGAAACTGGTGGTGGTCTTGGTGACATTATCAGGGTGCATGAGAATGAGTTAAACACCTCAGTTACAGTAGCCACAAATACAAATGGATTATGTGCAGGAAGTCTAACAGTAGCA